AATTGGTCGGTTCCCTTTGGTCTCCTTCCATTGGGGACAGGGCCTCGTCCAGCTTGCTGAACGAGGCCCCATCCCGGACTACTAAGTCCCGGGAAGGTCAAAGTCAATTGGACTAAGACCTTCACGAACACTGGTAGCCGGACAGTCACGGGGAGGGACAATTTCTTTTACAGAGGTCGTCCCTTTTCGCTGACTCGAAGGTTCCGGGAGCGGATGAGGAGGTCGTCGACCAAGACGTTGTCTTTTGACACCCACAGCGTGGCGGCTTGTTTTGCAAGCCTCCATCCTAGGGTCTCGAAGGACTCGAAATGGATCGACGGCGTCCCGAGGAGGCGTGTAGGACCTATGCGGTTTTCGGTCTGATGGATCCTCTTGGGTCGCATAGCTGTATAGTTCTTGTACGAAAAGTACGGAACTATGCGGCCAATGCCGGTCAAGAGGGCCCTCATACTGCTATCCGTTTCCAGGTCTGACACCAGATTTGACAGTTTCATGAACGGAGTTGTCCGTTCGACCGTAGAGAGGAACTCCCTCCGGCCATGCCAACCTGGCTGGCCGGGGGGGACCCCGTTACGGTCGACGTACAATTTCCGTTCAAATCGCGGGTCTTGTTCACATAGTTGATATAACATATCCTCTGTGACGAGACCAACAGCTGTTTGTTTGGTGTCCGATTTGGAAAGGTCCCGCACGCTTAGGTAGTGTCGAGAAACTTTTGGTGGGGGAAGGTCCCCTAGCAAGTTATTGAGGATGTCTTGATTGGTCTCGTAGTTTTTCTTCGAGACCCAGCTTGAACTCCTCAATGACCCTGCTAGAAGGACCGTCTCCACTGACTCGTTCGGTGAGAGGGCCACGTTGAGCACCCTTTTTACGCTTTTGGGTACCCATTTCCTCCAGATCCGTTTATCGGACCTATGGGATGGGTACCCAAGGCCCCCGAGGTTCGTTGGGACATGTAACCACTTCCAGTGGCTTACGCGTCCTTTCCTGAACCTCCGGAGCCTATCTGTCGTAAAATCGAGTGATTCGACGGCGGCCTTCTTCGTCGATGAGTCAGCATACCTGAGTATGCTCGACACGGCCTCTCCTCGGGTGATGAGAGGGTCTTTCCTGCCAGCTGGTAGGGAAGGATCTTTGCGACAATTCAGACCACATAGAGGCCTTATTTTAATAAGGTCTCTGTGCGTCCAGACTTGCCCAGATCGTTCCCTAATCAGAGGTTCTTCGCAGAAAGTCGCGTAGGTACGCGAGATGAAGTGGGAACCATCACCAATGATGGTTCCCGTCATCTTGCACGCCTTGCGGTAGCGGCCGTTTAATCGATTCGAGCCAGCCATTACCAGGTCATCTCCCTGCACTTTTAAAAGTGCTAGGTGGGACGGTTTGATAGTGGCCAGCACGGTGTCGAGTCCACGGCGGCCAGCGCGCCGCGACCAGTCTGCTTCGAACCTCGACCAGACTGTCAGGATAGGAAAGGTCGTTGGGGCACCCATTGGTGCGATCGCTAGGTTCTTTGAGGGTTTCAGTTCCCTGAAACCCTTACTAACCTGACGTTGACCAGCAAACCACTCCTCCGCGTCTTTTGCCGTTATTTTGGTTTCTCCCCGCGTAAAATC